TTTACATCTTCTATGTCTTTGGCATTTGACCAAAAATACAAACAACTATATGTAGCTGTAAATTTATTGGAAAACGGTGATAATAAAATATATGTTTATGACTTTGCTAAACAAGCTTGGAGTATAGTAACTAGAAGCGTAGCAGACTCACCAGCGCAGTCTAATTTTGTTCATTTGCCTGACGGTATATATGCATACGAGTTTGAAGAAGATTCAGGAACTGGTACAGCTGAAAATATTACAGTCAAAAAATATAGTTTGCTAGACTTAGGTGGAAAGAATTTAACATTACAAACAAAAGATATAGACTTTGGTGCACCTGGAAAAATCAAAAAGGTATATAAAGTTTATGTAACAGCTAGAGATGCAACAGCGGGTACGGTGTTAACAATGAAGTATGCAACTGATGGAAGTACATCTTTTGGAAACTCAGCAAATGCAACCATAAATAGCAATCAATACGAGGTAAATGCTTTTACAGTTGATGCAGATTGTGAATCTATAGCATTAGAATTTACTAGCAATGGTAAAGTAGAGATAAGTGACATTACAATAGAATACAGAGCAAAATATAAGAGAGCGTCATAATGCCAAAATCTGGTGAACATAAAGTCAATTATATTGACTCTTTCTTTAGACAAAGACCATCAATAAATAGCGTCAGAGAAGGAGAAACAATATCTTTTCTTGAAGACGGCAAACTAATCAAGCAAGAAAAAAGAAATGGTGTAGTATATCAATCTGAGTTTTCTGAAGCAATACCAAAGCTATCTACAGAAGAAGTAGAAGCTGGAGTTATTCGTGAAATTATAGCAGGAGATGGTCTTACTGGTGGTGGGTTTGCTGGAGAGATAACTTTAAATGTAGTTGGTGGTACAGGTATTACTGCTAATGCAAATGATATAGCTATTGATTCTACTGTTGCTACTTTAACAGGTACACAAACTCTTACCAATAAAACTTTAACAGCACCTACTTTAATTACACCAGCACTAGGAACACCAGCAAGTGGTGTTATGACAAATGTAACAGGAACAGCTTCAGGATTAACTTCAGGAAAAGTAACTGTAACAGATAGTACATCTAATACAAATTTTCCTGTCATATTTCACGATGAATCTAATGCTTTATTAGACGATACTAATGCATTAACCTATAATCCAAGTTCTGGTACTCTTGTAGTGCCAAATTTAAATGTAAGTGGAACTACAACTACTGTAGATACTACAAATCTTGTTGTATCAGATAAACTTATTGAGCTATCTAACGGAGCAACTGGAACTCCTGCTGCAGAATCTGACTCAGGATTAATTATAGAAAGAGGAAGTTCTGATAATGTGTTTATTGGTTGGGATGAAGGTAGCGATAGAGTAAGGTTTGCTACAACATCATCTACAGGTTCTTCAAGTACAGTATCTTTTATTTCTAATGCAAATATACAAGCAGGAAGATTGTATGGAGATGTAACTGGTAATGCAGATACTGCTACAAAGATTGCATCTATTACCAACAGTGATATTGTTCAATTAACATCTACTCAAACACTTACAAACAAAACACTAACCAGTCCAATTATTGATAGTGTAACAATTTCAACAATCCAAACAGGAAGTGAATCTTTTGCAGACAATGACACTTCTTTAATGACTTCTGCTGCAATACAAGATAAGATAAATGCAGATGCGTTATTAGATTCAGAAGTTGATGCTGATATTAAAACTTTGTCACTACCTGCAAGCACTACTATATCTTCTTTTGCTAAAACATACTTAGATGATGGAGATACTACAACATTTCAAAATACTATATTTGGTACAACAGATGTTCAATTAGGTGGTCAAGAAAAACCTAGAGTGGTTACTTTAGATTATAAAACAGACTCTTTGACAGCAATAGGAAGTGGAGATAATTTTATTATAATAGATGCAAGTGATAATTATGATTTAAAAGTAGCTAATTTCCCAACAGTCATAGGAACAACAGGAACAATAAATGCTAATGAATTTGCAAGGTTTACAAACTCTACTACGCTAGAAGCATTAACAGCAGCAGAAACAGTTACTGCTCTAGGGTTAGATGATGTACCTACAGTATCAAGTGGTTCTAACGACAGAATTGCTACATTTACTGGTGCTTCTGCTTTGCAAGGAGAATCAAATCTTACTTTTAATTCATCTAATGTTTTGTATGTAAATGGTTCTGTAGGTATAGGTGCAACAAGTCCTTCTGCAAGCTTAGAAATATCTAAAGCTGGTGGAGAATATTTAGATTTAGACATTTCAGGCATTTCATCAGGTACTTCAAAATTAAGATTTTTAGATGGTGGAACAGCCAAATTTGAATTAAGACATTTCGCAGGAAGTCAACTGCTTGATGCTAATTTAAGTGTATACGACCACAATACATCATCTGAGGCATTAACTGTACAAGTAGGTGGAAATGTCGGTATAGGAACTAACTCACCTGGAAGTGAACTGCACATTGGAACTGGTAATACTGCAAGACATATTAAAGTATCAGATAGTAGAGCTATGTTTGGGTATAGTGCAAACTTTGCTATTGTTCAAGGTGGTAGTACAAAGGGAATAAAATTTAATACTAATATAGACACTTTAGGTGCTAGTCCAAAGATGACTATTACTACAGCAGGAGATGTTGGAATAGGAACTGAATCACCAAGTGGTAAACTTCATGTAGCAGGAAGTATTTCATCATTACAGTTTTTAAATGCAGATAGTGGAGATTCACAGTTAAGATTATCAGGTACTGGAAATCAAAGAGTAGAATTTAGAGATACTGCTACTGGTGCAAACTCTTGGATTGGTATACCAAGTTGGAATGATGATGCAGTTTATATATTTGGACCAACTTCTACTGGTAATGAACAAGCATGGGTTTATGAAAGTTCTACACACAGATTTAATACAGGAAGTAGTGAACAATTAGCTATTTTCAGTAATGGTGCTATAGGTATGTCAGCTTATTCTGTTGCTGATAGACACTTAGAAATTGGTTCAAGTAGACAAGCAAATGGATATGCCTATATAGATTTAATTGGAGATACAACTTATACAGATTTTGGTGCAAGATTTATTAGAAATAATACTGGTGCAAACACAAGTTCAGAAATAATACATAGAGGAACTGGTGTATTAGCATTAAATGCATATGATGCAGGAAGTGTAAGATTTTATACAAGCAATACTGAAAGAGTTAGAATAGATAGTTCAGGGAATGTGTCTATTGGTGCTTTTACACCTGGATATAAGTTAGACATAAGTTCAGGAGATATTAATTTATCTCAAAGTCAAGGAATTAGAATTAATGGCAATTATAGATTATATGGAGATGGTAATTATACCACTTTAAGAAAACCTGATGGTACAATAGCTTTATATATAGGTGGTTCTGATGCTGCTAATTATTATGACCATACAAGACATAGATTTAGACCAAGTGGTGGTGGTAGTAATTATTATATGACTGTATCTACTGGCGGACTTGGTATATCAAGAGGTACAGATGATGCAGAAGCTAAATTACATATTGGAGATGGAGATAATAGTAATAATGCTTTAGCAAGTAATACATTAGGAACTACTGCAGGTGATGCGATTGATTTAATAAAATTAGAAACTGACACAACAAATGCAAGTCAATTAATATTTAGACAACTAAGAGAAGCAAATGGTTCTTCTTGGACATCATCAGGAACAAGAATTTTAGCAAGAACTGATGTGACTGAACAATCATATATTCAATTCAATGGTAATGGGAATCAGTATGGTTTATCGTTTGGAGTAGGTACAAGTTCTGAAGCTATGAGAATAATAAATGGTGGAAATGTTGGAATTGGAGAAACTGCACCTGATGCAAAGTTAGAAGTTTTAGAAACAGGAACTGGTGCAGGAACTGGGGGAATTATTACAGGAACTGCAACACAAAATGGAAATGCAGGAATAAGATTTAGAACAGATGGTACTGATAGGTGGGCAATTACTACTATTGGAACAAATGGTGCAAGTCTTAGATTTAGAGATGTAGATAATGGTACAGATAGAGTCACATTTGACGAATCAGGTAATGTTACAATTGCAAATCATATTGACATTGGCAATTCTTACAAAATGGACGGAACTATTATTATAGACTCTGCAAAAATTCCAGTTAATCTTGGTGATGCTATGGGAAGTAATAGAGCAGGTAGTGTATTAGTCACAGATTATGCAGGTGTTACAAGTCCTACAACATCAGGTTGGTACACAATAGCAAGTGCAGCAGCTGCAAATGCAAGAGGCGGCGGTATTATAGGTATTAGTTTTACTGGTGGATATTTTAGTCCGAGAACTTTTACTTGTGATTTTCAAGTTGATTGGAGTGGTAATTTAATAAGATGTGAAGTAAGCAATCAAACAAATGACATTACAAAAGTAAGAATTATAGAAACTGGTAGCACAACAGAACTACAAGCATATTTTAATATTAGCGCAGACCAAGGCGAAAATACACAATCAATGCGTGTAACATTTACAAGAGATAAATATAATCCTAATTGGAGTATAGAAAATCCACTTACGCAAGAAGCAAGTCCAAGTGTAACAGGAGAAGAAATAAACGGTAGTGGTGGTAGAGGTGTAAAATTTTATAGTTCTGATACAAATACATTTGAAATAAATAATTCAAATGTTGTTATTAATGAGTTAAGTAAAAATGTAGACTTTAGAGTAGAGGGTAATGGAGATGCTAATTTATTATTTACTGATGGTGGCAATGATAGAGTAGGTATAGGAACTTCATCACCTGCACAGAAGCTACACATATCAGGAAACACAATGATTTCTAATGGTTCTTATTATATGGCAGAAGATGCAGATGGAGATGATATAAACCTACTTGGAATCCATACGAATAATAATGTTTATATTGGTGCAAGTAATAATGCTTATGCTGGTGGATTTATGTTGTATGGTGCTGCATCAAATACAGATGGTCATGTATTTTACTCAGGTAATGATGAAGCAATGAGAATTACAAGTGGTCGTAATGTCGGTATAGGAACTAACTCACCTGCTGATAAATTGCATGTGTCAGATACAACTGCAGGGAATCCATTAGTATCAATAAGAGTACAAAATAGTAATGGTTATTCTGAATTTGGAACTCAAAGTACTTATGCAAGGATTTTATCGCAAGGTAATTTACTATATGCAGGTAGTTCAAATCCACAAATTTGGTATATCAATGGAAGTACTGCTATGACATTAAATGGTACTGGATTAGGTATAGGAACTTCATCACCAAGTGGTAAGTTAGAAGTCAATGATAGTTCAGGTAATGCTTTTATATTTGTTCGTTCTTCTAATACAAGCGAGTCAGGATTAATTTTAGGCGACCAGGCAGATTCTGCTATCGGTGGTATTGTTTATAATAAT